TAAATTTAAGTTGTTTTAATACTTTTAAAAGTAATTCTTTTTGTCTTGGTGTTCTTGTGTCTTTAGGCTTGCCATTTGCATCTAATCCACCGATATAAGCGATAGCAATTGCTGATTTATTATGACCTCTCACACTTGCAGGAATCTTTTGTAAAGGCCGTCCGTATTCAATACCTTGATGGCCAATAATTATATGATAACCTATATCCGACCAACCTCGTGCTAAATGCCACTTTTTAATCTCATGAGCTGTAATCGCTAAACCCTCTCTAGTAGCACTACAATGAATGTGTATTTCTTTAATTTGTCTACTCATTTTTATTCTTTTTTTGAACTCTTTTTTTTGCATTAGTAACAAGCCTTTCACTCATTTTAGCAACCTTAATACGCAATTGAATGTTTTCTTCAATCAACAACTCGATTTTATTTTCTAACTGTTGTATTTTATTAGTAAGTATCTCAATTTGTTGTGAGTAAACGTTTTCTTCACGTTCTTCTTTTTTTGCTCCTATATCAATCTTTTGTTTAATAATTGACCAAATTTCTTTAAAACCTAAAG